CCACTTAGTGAAGTTCTTTACGAAGGGGAACTCAAATTAGAAGATCCTGAAACAGCATATACCCGTTATATGGTCATTGGGATCAAATAGAATACACTACCTTAGGACCTTATGGTTACTGGTGTATGCCCGGCTGCTGGGCTAGTTATTATGGGAGTCGTGCCCCGGAATGGTAACTTAAAGTGAGCTTTACCAAAACATCATTGACTTTGCAAAATAATCGTGTATACTAGTAAAACTTAATCAGGAGAATTAAATGTCTAACAATCGCGTATTTACAGCCGACCAAACTAACAAACTTAATCAAGTGATCAACGAGGGCATGCAGGTCATGATGGAAATTGAAACACTGACTGGTGGCCTTAATGATACAGTCAAGGCCATTGCTGAAGAACTTGACATCAAACCAAACATTCTCAAGAAGGCCATCAAGCTGGCACACAAGGCCGAATTTGGTCGTGAACAACAGGATCACGAATTGCTTGAGCAGATTTTAGTTACAGTAGGCAAGACGCTATAAATATTGTTTTCACAAACAATCGAGTCGTTCCCGTAAGGAACATGAATCATGGCTAACCGGCCATAAACGGAGAAAAATTTGAGTTATGTAGATGCCTTATTTGATCGTGAGCACGATCGTATTCATGTAGTTGAACGGAGGGATGGACGCAGAGTCTATCAGGAATATCCGGCCAACTACATCTTCTACTACGAGGATCCTCGTGGTAAATTCACTAGCCTGTTTGGCACACCTGTAAGCAGATTCAGCACTAGAAACAACAAAGAGTTTCGTAAAGAAATTCGCATACAGTCCGGCAAGCAGTTATACGAGTCAGACATAAATCCAATCTTTCGTTGCTTGGAAGAAAATTACAAAGGACAAGACGCACCCAAGCTCAATGTGGCGTTCTTTGACATTGAGGTGGACTTTGATCCAGAAAGAGGATTCAGTCCTCCTAGCGATCCATTTAATGCCATTACTGCTATCAGTGTTTACTTACAGTGGTTAGGCCAACTGGTTACCTTAGTGGTTCCGCCTAAACACATGAGTCGCGCCACTGCACAAGAAATTGCCAGCGAGTTTGAAAACACTGTTGTATTTGAACGTGAAGAAGATCTACTAGAAACATTTTTAGATTTAATTGAAGATGCGGACGCACTGTCTGGTTGGAACTCAGAAGGCTTTGATATTCCATATACAGTCAATCGTATTACTCGTGTTCTAAGCAAAGATGACACACGCAGATTCTGCCTGTGGAATCAATTTCCCAAGGGCAGAACATTTGAACGCTTTGGTAACGAAAGTCAAACATATGACTTGATTGGTCGTGTTCATATGGACTATATGCAGTTGTATAGAAAATATACCTACGAAGAACGTCACAGTTATAGTCTAGATGCTATTTTAGAATACGAAGGTCTCGAAGGTAAGACCAAGTTTGAAGGCACACTAGATCAATTGTATAACCAAAACTTCAAAACATTTATCGAGTATAACCGCCAAGACGTTAATGGGCTGGCGCAGATGGATAAAAAGTTGAAGTTTTTTGATTTGGCCAATACCTTGGCACATGAGAATACTGTGTTGCTACAAACAACCATGGGTGCTGTGGCCGTGACCGAACAGGCCATTATCAATGAAGCACATGAACGTGGCATGGTTGTGCCCAATCGTAAAGAACGCTACTCAGATGAAGATACCCAAGCAGCCGGTGCCTATGTTGCGTATCCCCGCAAAGGCATACATGAATATGTTGGATCAATAGATATCAACAGTCTGTATCCGTCGGCTATTCGCGCTTTGAATATGGGACCAGAGACCATTGTGGGGCAACTACGTCCTATCATGACTGACCGCTATATTGCTGACAAGATGCGTAGTGGTAGTAGTTTTGCTGCGGCATGGGAAGGCATATTTGGCAGTTTAGAATATACTGCTGTAATGGAAATGCAAACAGGCACAGAAATTACTATCGATTGGAAAGATGGTGAGGAATCGGTACACAGTGCTGCCGAAGTATGGAAAATTATTTTTGATTCAAACCAACCCTGGATGATCACTGCCAACGGCACTATTTTTACCTACGAAAAAGAAGCAGTTATTCCCGGACTGTTAAAGCGTTGGTATGCTGAACGTAAAGACATGCAGGCCAAACTAAAGGAGGCAACAAATGCCGAAGATGAAGAGTATTGGGACAAGCGTCAACTTGTTAAAAAGATTAACCTCAACAGTCTCTATGGTGCTATTCTTAATCCTGGTTGCCGTTTCTTTGATAAGCGCATTGGTCAGTCCACCACTCTTACTGGACGTGCGATTGCCCGTCACATGGATGCTTATGTAAACGAATGTATTACAGGCAAGTATGATCACGTGGGCGAAGCAATCATTTATGGTGATACAGACTCTTGCTACTTTACAGCCTATCCGGTGCTGAAGGGCTCAATAGAAAAAGGTGAGATGCAGTGGAGTAGAGAAATTGCTGTTCAACTCTATAACAGTATTGCCGATCAAGTCAATGACAGCTTTCCGGGATTCATGGAACAGGCATTCCATGTGCCTAGAGAAATGGGCAGTGTAATCCGGGGCGGACGTGAGATTGTGGCTTCCAAGGGCCTGTTCATTACCAAGAAGCGTTATGCTGTCATGTATTACGATAAAGAGAACAAGCGTGTAGATACTCATGGCGAACCTGGCAAGGTCAAAGCCATGGGCCTTGATCTTAAGCGTAGTGATACACCCAAAGTGATCCAAGAGTTTTTAAGTGAAATTCTTAACGATGTCCTGATTGGTGCTACCCGCGAACAGATCATTGAAAAGATTCGCGAGTTCAAGTATGTGTTCAAAGAGCGCCCAGGTTGGGAAAAGGGTAGTCCCAAGCGGGTAAACAACTTGACCAAGTATAGCAAGGAAGAAGAGCGTCTAGGCAAAGCCAACATGCCCGGCCATGTTCGTGCTGCTATCAACTGGAACAATCTACGCAAAATGAACGGTGACAAGTATAGTTTACAAATTGTTGATGGTATGAAAACCATTGTATGTAAGCTCAAGTCTAATCCACTAGGATGGACCAGCATTGGTTATCCTACAGATGAGCTACACTTGCCACAGTGGTTCAAAGATTTACCGTTTGATGACAGCGAAATGGAAACCACAGTTGTAGATCAAAAATTAGATAATTTGTTGGGCGTGTTAGAATGGGATTTAAAGTCAGCTACCAACACTGAAAATACTTTTCAATCACTGTTTGAGTGGTAACATGAATTTTATAGAACTAATACGCCTTAGCAATTATCTTTCTGAATTGACCATGCAGGATGTTCGGGAAAGCACTGCGTATAGATTTAATACCATCATTCATGAATCCGATATTCCCGAAGCCAATGTTGATAATTCTTTTCGTGAAAGACTGACCGACACCCATAACCTGTTACAACAAACGTTTCTTAAATTTGAACAAGAATTAGACGAATTCAAATTAGCAGTAAAGACCAAAATTGAAAAAGAAGGAAATGTGTGGTTGCAGAAAAGCTACACAATGTATGAACAACAATTAGAAACAAAATTGTCTCAACAACCGGAAGCAGTCCGTCTTCATAAAAACAAACCGCTGGCTCTAGATGAAGAAACTATGAAAATGTTTAGAACCAGAGTAGGAGCATATTGCAGTTGGCTGTATCCAGCTATGATTATTCATCCCATGTTGGAACCGTTTGTTCATGACATGTCCAGCGGCACTCCTTTGTATATTGTTGACGAAAGCCGTTATTTGATTGATCCGGTTCTAGATCAATTTAACAGTGTATATCGAGGTAGAGTCAGACCTTACGTGATTGAGGAATCTTTTGAACACCCTATACTAGATAAATTACCAGATAATCAATTTGGAGTCTGTGTGGTATATAATTATTTTAACTATAAACCATTTGAAATAATTCAAAAATACATACAAGAAATTTACAAAAAATTAGCACCAGGTGGCACATTAATTATGACTTTTAATGATAGCGATCGGTATCAAACAATTCAACTGGTTGAACAAAATATTACATTTTATACTCCAGGAACATTGGTATATGGCTGGATTGAATATGTGGGATTTGAGGAAGTGTACCGATATCAAACCGATGATGCCAGCACATGGCTAGAAATACGTAAACCTGGAGAATTAACTTCGCTTCGCGGTGGCCAATGCCTAGCAAAAATATTACCTAAACCTGTTGCATAATCTAAATAACCCCTGTATAATAAACAAAAGGAGAATTACATGAGAGATCACTTATTAGACTTAGTAGAACACACACATGACCTAGGTTGTATTGACCTGGTTAAAATTACCGGCACAGATAAAGAAACTGACATTTTTGGTATTGCCGAAGACCGCACTGTCATTGTAGATGGCAAGTTTGCTGGACCGGTCTCTGACTTTATTGGCCTGTTTGGCATGCCCAACTTATCCAAACTAAAGATTTTGTTAAATTTACAAGAGTATAAAGAAAATGCCCAGTTAAGCATTAAAAACAAAAGCGACGGAACTCCTGAGGGTATTGAATTTGTAAATGCCTTGGGTGATTTTAAAAATACATATCGTTTCATGGCAGCAGAAATTGTAACAGAAAAAGCCAAAAACGTTAAATTTAAAAATACTCCAACCTGGCATATTGAATTTGAACCTAGTATTGCTTCCATTCAAAGATTGAAAATGCAGGCACAGGCCAATGCGGAAGAACCCAACTTCCAAGTTAAAACTGAAAACGGTGATTTAAAATTCTTCTTTGGTGATTATTCAACTCACGGTGGCAACTTTGTGTTCCAAGCCGGTGTTACTGGTCAACTTAAACGTACATGGTCATGGCCTGTTGTTCAAGTTATCAGTATTCTTAACTTGACTGGCGACAAGACCTTTAGCATCAGTGATGACGGCGTGGCAAAAATTACAGTCAATTCTGGCATCGCTACTTATAACTACACACTACCAGCACAAAGCAAGTGATCCAGGACAATCTCACAGCCAAACAAAAAGATTACGCTGTATTCTTACCAGCTATCAGTGGCTTCTACGCTACTTTTATTGGTAAACAACGTGATCCTGTCAATGGTCCGTATGTGGATCCTGCCCGTATGCCAGCAGGCATACCGGATATGGAAATGATGAATTGGCTCAACAGTTCCAAGTCCTTGTTTCCATACAAATGGTCATTGTATTCAGGCGGACATGCCAACCTGGATTTGAACAAGCAGGACTGGTCCGAAGACATGATTCGCAATCGCGAGCCAGGAACCGTGATGTTGGGTGACTCGGGTGGATTCCAGATTGCCAAGGGCCTGTGGGAAGGTGACTGGAAAGCCAACTCGGGTTGTCCTAAAGCACAAAAAAAGCGTGAAGCAGTATTAAAGTGGCTTGATGGCATTGCCGACTATGGTATGATCCTCGATATTCCAACTTGGGTCATTCACGACAAAAAAGCCTCAGCGGCCTGTCAGATTACCACACTACAAGAAGCAGTAGACGCTACCAAGTTCAACAACGACTACTTTATGAAGCATCGCAAAGGCAAAAAAAATGGTGGTGCTAAATTCCTGAATGTGCTACAAGGTGCCAACCATGCTGATGCCGATCGTTGGTATGAAACAATGAAGCACTATTGCGATCCTAATGTGTATCCTGACACACACTTTGACGGTTGGTCAATGGGTGGACAGAATATGTGTGACGTGCACCTGGTATTACGTCGTTTGGTAGCCTTGCGTCACGACAACTTGCTACAAGAAGGTGTACACGATTGGATGCACTTTTTAGGCACCAGTAAATTAGAGTGGGCGGTCTTGCTTACTGATATACAACGGGCTGTGCGTAAGTATGTTAACCCTAGTTTTACAATCTCGTTTGACTGTGCTAGTCCGTTCCTGGCTACAGCCAACGGACAAGTTTACCACCATATTGATTTACCACACAATGACAAGTGGTGTTATCGTATGAGTCCCATTGTGGATGATAAAAAATACGCTACAGATACTCGTCAGTTTGGACCAGGTGTAATTGCCGACGGTCTAATCAATCACTTTGATGAAAGCCCCATCAGTCAACAATTGACTATGAAAGACGTTTGTATTTACAAGCCGGGCGATCTAAATAAGATCGGCAAAGAAGGCAAGACTTCGTGGGATAGTTTTAGTTATGCGCTACTTATGGGCCATAATGTTTGGATGCACTTGGAAGCAGTTCAACGTGCCAATCGCGAATACGACAATGGTTCATGGCCAGCCATGATGTGGAACCAGAATGGTGATCATGCCAAGTTCAAAGATATTGTGGATGCTATTTTTGCTACCGCTGATCGTGCCGAAGCTGAGGCCATTATTGAGCACTATGATCGTTATTGGATGGATATCGTGGGCACACGGGGGTTCAAAGGCAAAAAGGCCAAAAATGCACACAGTCAGTTTAATGCGCTGTTTGAAGTAGAAGACGCCAACAGTGTCATCGTCGAAGATCAAACAGAATTTGATCAATCAAAACTTGATGATTTAGAAAATGCAAACTAATTGTTTAGCCTCCAAACATAATTTATTCTTGGATGTTGGACATCGTGTCACCCTGTGTTGTAACAGCCACATGTCTTTGGACTATCAAGAAGATCAAATTGATTCAGCCCTGGTAGGCAAAACTGCCAGCCAAATACAATCAGCCCTGGACTCAGCACAGCCGCATTCCAACTGCGACCGTTGTTGGCAAGAACAAAATAATCAAACACGCAGTTATAGGCATTCTTATAACGACATGTATCCGGAGTTTGCCAGTATTTCACAGCCGCAACTCAAAACGGTACACATTCAAAATGATTCTACATGCAATTTGACGTGTGTATATTGCGGACCACGATTTAGTAGTAAGTGGGCTGATTTGGTCGGAGTATCAACGCCTGCGGTCAAACCATTGAGTTTTTCTGACCAGGCGTTGGCTGATCTACATATGATTACCCTGGCCGGTGGAGAGCCCGGTCTGTCTAAAAATAATCTGCACTTGTTAAACAGATTATACGATTTGAATCCCAATTGTCATATCATCATCAATACTAATCTTTATCACGTTGATAATCCAGTATTTGAAAAGATCATGCAGTTTAAAAACAACACAGTCATTGCCAGTTTTGAAACCACTGGCCAAAGATACGACTATATTCGCCAAGGCAGCAAGTGGGATATATTCGCACAAAATTTCCAAAACATGTCCAAAGTTGCCGGATCCTTACAGGCCAGTATGATATTATTTCCGCTGTCAATATTTGATTTACCACAAGCTATAAATTTTGCCATAGAACATATACCTGCATCAGAAATCTACATTAATGATTATTACGGTGAAATTTACAATTGGCAACATGTTGAGCAAGGCATACTGGACCGATTAAAACATAATCTTTCCAAATCCATAGAACACATGGATCCATCAATTCAGTCTCAAATAATTCCTAGATTGGATCACATGGTATCAACCGCGGAAACTACTAAATTTCCAATTAAGGTAAATTTTGATGCTTTGATTCAACAAAGTCACAAAACTATATTTTCAGAACTTTATCAAAAGGAGGTATAATGACTTGGGAACGTCGTATAAAACATTTAGAACAAGAGCATCACCGATTAGATAAACAAATTGCTGGTTTGGAAAGCACAGGAGTATTCGATGATGCGGAATTGACAGATTTGAAGAAACAAAAGTTGCATTTAAAGACACAAATTGTTAAAATTAAGCAAGATCATTTAACATTAACCTACTATAACACGGAACAAAATGATTAGAGAAGGACATACCGAAGTAAGTTTCTTTACAGGAACCGAAGTAGAACATACGCCGGCATTTGGTAAAGCCACCTTGTTTGTAGTGGGCCTGCAGGACAGTCAAATTGTTCTACAAGAAGCCAAGAACAATGACTGTGAGCATATCTATTTTGGTGCCAATCAAAGTTTTCCCAACTTGGCAATAAATGATGCCGATGCCTGGCGCGATTGGGAAGTCATGGTGCAGGACTGTTTAGAAGCTGGGTGGTTATGCACCTTGGATCTGGATCTGGCTCAGGCCGAAGGCCTATTAGAGTCGGGTCTGGTTGAATTCCATAATTTTATTCCAATGATTAGTGTCAAGCTACCATACATTAAACAGTTTGGTTACAATGCCACAATCAAAATTGATGACAAGGATTTTGCCGCAACAAATCCGGGTGTGTGGTGTCATAGCCTACATGACTTACAAAATCGATACCTGTTCACGGACTGGTCTAAATATACCAAAGATGAGATAATCAAATGAGAAACTGGCTAAGACAACGCCTGATCAACTTGTTGGTTGGTGGCAATGCTGAAATAAAAGTTGTAGGTAGCAAACGTGGCCTGCGTGCTGTGAGTAATTTTGACGAAATAGAAGATTGTAGTGACAACAGTATTGATCTTCCGGATCCCATCACGTTCAAGGTGCAACAGGTCAACGGTGGCACTGTGATTGAAACACGCTACTATGATCCCAAAAAGGACGATCATCGCGTCAAACTACACATTGTGACCCCCGAAGAAAACCTAGCAGAATCAATTGGCAAAATTGTAACCATGGAGTTATTACAAAAATGATACAGGAACAAAGAGAAACAGTAGATCGCATTATGTCTGCGGCACAACGGTGGATATATGTAAATTTTCAAAAGGTTGGGTTTCATAGATATCCGGCTGCAGGAACTGACCCACAACTATGTTCTGCAGGAGAATATGATGTGTCATATCTTGCCGCAAGACACAGACACTTGTTTAAATTTAATGTTCAAATAGAAATATTTCATAACGATCGTGAGCTGGAATTTCACCAAGTTTTAACTTATTGCGAATCTTTGTTTGAGAACACAATTGAAATTGATTCAAAAAGTGTAGAGATGCTTGCTGATGATTTATATCTACAACTAGCTAACAGATACCCTGGGCGAAACATGAAGATCAGTGTAAGCGAGGATGGCGAATGTGGATGTGTTATCGAATACAATCTTACACGCCCATCGCAGTCAATTATTATTTGATTCCTTCATATAATTGATCAATGGTAACAGAACATTTATTATATTTTTTACGATTGGAATGCCGTGGAATCATTTGTAAGTTTGAATAATGTCCTATTACTTCAGGCGGAACATTATTTAAGAAACCTTGATGTTTGCTGTATTTGTGATCTAGTTCATACTCGCGGCCTCTCGGCAAGTTATCAGGATTAATTTTATTATTATGATATATCCAACTTTCTCTTGTAACGCGATCGACGATACCTTCGTAAATAATCCAGTTGGATTGTTGTTCAGCAGGTATAGTAGATTTGGCCTTAGAAACATTATTGCCCTTAGTTCGACGCCATTGCTCATCTGTATGAAGTTCAGCGAGTCGTTTATTGCCCTTATCACTCATTTGTTTCATATGGGCCCGTCGTTGTTCTTTGGTTATATTTTTCTGTCGAGAAGATTCGGCTTTTTTAGCGTGTCCAGAACATTGAGTGATCTTCTCAACGCATCGAAGTTGTTTGGAGTTGAAACTTATCCAATGTGCTTGCTTTCCGCACAAAAAACAAGTATCATTAGAGGTAGGGTTAGTTAGTTTAGGCATAAATTATCTCTCTATCATTGTTATTTATCATCAATTGTAATTTAAAGGAAACATCATGGGCAAACCCCAACATCGTCTGAACCCTAGAGCAGTGCAGGCATTAGAAGATTTAGATAACTTTCTAAACTTTTGTCGTGACTATGGTTATAGATACAACGAAGCAGACCTATACAATTTCAAAAGCTATGCCTGGCAACAGTATAACAAGTTTAGCCAAGGCAAAAATGCCAAGAACATGTGGGTTGAAGATGCTCGCAGACTTGGGCGTAACATTTAACCATGATAGTAGTTGTAGCCGGATGTAGTCACGTGTTTGGTTCTGACTTGGATGATGTTAAGTATCCTCATCCCAGTCAAGCTGTTTGGCCCAAATTGGTAGCCGATCGACTTGGCGCCAAGTGCATTAATGTAGCAAAAATCGCCGGCGGCAATCATGCCATACTACGACGCACTATTGTTACCCTATATGATTTGATTGAAAATCAAAAGGTAGATCCTAAAGATATCTTGTTGTTGGTGCAGTTTTCATATTGGGAAAGGGCTGAATTGTTCAACAAAGAATTCCAGTGGTGCGGATCTGATTTCCCTTACGTTACTACAAAATTTAGAGTTGATTCTTTAATTCATAATAGTCGACAAATTCTTGAAATAGTGAAATCCTGGGTAGTGGCTACAGACTTATCACAAATCTATCTATCTAGTTTACAGTCGGTAGTAATGTTGCATCTTTGGGCCGATAAGCTAGGAGTTCGTGCGTATTCCGCATTTACTGAAGATGTGCCCCAATTTGACTTGCCCGAATATGCCACAGTTGGGGACAATAAAATAGGACTTTCAGATTGGGACAATATCCATAGCAATGTATCATCTGAGTTTTTTGATCTGCATGACGTGGGTAATCTCAAATGCTACAAGTTGACACAGACCGATAGACAGTTTGACACACAATCTGCTATAATGAATACTATGTTAAATTCCTACAAGGATCGATTACTTACATTTGGTGCTTATACCAACTGGATTGATTTTTGTAAGGGAAATAATTTTTCATACAAAAAAAGATTATGGGAACAAGGCGATGATCATTTTAGACCCGTCGACAAAATTAAAAAACTTGTTACCGGCGAACGCATGGGCAATGGTCACTGGGGCGAAGATGCCCATAGTTCCGCGGCAGATATTATATATGAACAGGTAAAATCAAAATGAGAAAACTTTATTACATGGGTTTAGAGAGTTACGAAGCTCGCTATACTTTACAACTAACAGAATGGAATCGCAGTGTGTTTGATCGGCGCGGACTGGATGTAGTATATATTCCAGGATCGACCATTGATAATACCCAAAGTATCAGTGTAGGACAGGTGCTAGACGCACACGGTCGTAGTTATTTTGGTATGAGCCAAATGATGAACTTGGTTCAAATGATGAGAAATGGAGAAGTTACAAATGAAGATGTTATCTACTTTGAAGACATGTTTCAACCCGGTATTGAGAGCTTGCCTTACATCTTGGATCAAGTTGATCCTGCTCAGCGTCCCCGTATTTTTGTTCGTTGTCTTGCTCAGGCCATTGATCCTGACGATTTCGTTCATGTATGGGGTATGGCAGAGTGGATGTCGACTTATGAAAAAATGGTCAACTGTTTTGTTAGCGGCGTCTTAGCAACTAACGAAGAGATGGTGGCTCATATGCGTATTGCCGGTTGGTCAGCTCCAATCTACAATATCAGTGGACTAGCATTTGGCAAACAAGAAGTGTTAGAACGCATTGGCGGTGCGGCCAATGTCCGTCCGTTTGATCAACGTGCCATGCGAGTGGGCTTTGCCGCACGCTTTGATCAGGAAAAGCAACCAGACTTCTACATGGACCTAATTGAAATGTATTATCAGTTGACCGGTCGCACCGATGTAGAGTTTGCTGTGTTCCAGGGTGGTCCGCTACGCAGTAACAATCCTCGATATATCGAACGTGCTCGTTGGTTAGAGCGCGAAGGTAAACTAAAAATTTATGAGAACCTAAAGAAAAATGACTACTATGCTTTGCTTAATGATACTAGGGTTTTGTTTAATTGCGCTTTACAGGACTGGGTCAGCAACACTGTATCCGAAGCAGATACGCTTGGATCGAATGTTTTATATCCTGCTTATCGTAGTTTCCCTGAAACTTTTGCTGACGACCCTAACCGGCTTTACGTTCCTTGGTCAATAGATGACGCTTATCACAAGTTGGAAAATTTGTTACAGGCGCCACATCACAACATGGGCTTGATCTCAGACTGGACCGATGGCACGGTAGATCGCATTGTAGACATTTTAGAAGGCAAGGGCGAGCAGTGGAATCGTGCCGGCAATCGTTATCGTGACCATGTAAGTCAGGCCAAATATCCTGTGAGAAAGATTGAATCTTGAGAGTAATAGTTACCGGTGGTGCCGGATTCATTGGTGGTGAAACAGTTCTCAAACTGCTAGATGCTGGACACAAAGTGTTGGGTATTGATCGAGTGATGCCTTCACCACAATTAATCAACTCGGGTGCCCAGTGGCACACTGGTGATTTTGCCAACGAAGTTGGACTTGATTCTATTCGTTTGTTTGCTCCAGATGCTATTATACACTGTGCTGGTACCAGTCTAGTTGGTCCCAGTATGATGAATCCCGGCGAATACTACGACAATAATTTTGTCAAAACTTTAAGTATGGTTAACTTTTTAGTCACAAATAAATTGACCAACATTAGAATTATTTTTAGTTCAAGTGCTGCTACCTACGGCAATCCTGTGATGACTCCCATACAGGAAGTGGATCCTACAAACCCCATTAGCCCATACGGACAAAGCAAGTTGATGGTTGATTGGATGTTACAAAGATACCGCCATGCGTATGGTTTAGATTTTGTATCATTCCGATACTTTAATGCCTGCGGTGCCGATAGTCAGGCACGTCATGGACAACGCCCAGGTGCCACTCATATCATTGCTCGTGTATTGGAATCAGTTAAAAATAAACACGACTTTATCTTGTATGGGACCGACTATTCTACACCAGATGGCACTTGTATCCGCGATTATATACATGTGGAGGATTTGGCCGAGGCACACATATTAGCAATAGATCAAAAGATTCCTAGTGACATCTATAATCTTGGAACCAATACTGGCCACAGTAATCTTGAAGTTGTTCGTGTTGCCGCTCAAATTACCGGAGTTGATATTCCTATGCTTCATGGCCCTAGACGCGACGGTGATCCTGATATTCTTACAGCCGATGCTGGTAAGTTTATGAAAGCTAGTGGATGGCAACCAAAATTTGGCATGACAGATATTATTAATCATGTATGGACCTGGTATAACCAATGAGTTTTAAAGCGCTATTTAATTTTGAATCTGCATTGGCAGAATATACCGGTGCTCCTTATGTGGTTGTAACCGATGGTTGCACACATGCTTTGGAATTGTGCTTTAGACATGCTGAAACCAAACACACAAGATTCTCGGCATACACATATCTAAGTGTGCCCATGCTGATGTATCATCTTGGTATTGGATTTGAAATGACCAACGAACAGTGGACAGGGGAATACCAGTTCAAAGACACTAACATTTGGGACTCAGCACGTAGACTAGAACCTGGAATGTATCGTCCTGGGCAGATGCAATGCCTTAGCTTTGGTTGGACCAAGCCCTTGCAATTGGGCAAGGTAGGTGCTATCTTGTTGGACGATCCGTATGCTTACAAGAAATTTAGTCGACAACGTGCAGATGGTCGCGATCTTAACATACCTTGGGAAGCCGAAACAGATTTAATCCTGGGCTGGCACTACTGTCCTACCTTGGAACTGTGTGCTCGAGGCCTAGAATTGTTACCAACTGTAGAACCAAAAGCACAGCCTGGAAAATATCCAGACTGCAGAAAAATTCCATTTGTGCCTTGACACTTACCTAAATAACCTCTACAATACAAACAAGACTTGGAGAAAATGCAATGCCTAAATATGCTTCACCAGAAGAACAAAAGATAGCAGATCTTACACATCCTGATTACAAAGAACACAATCTAGCCGACGCTATCCGCTTCAATATGAAGCGTGATAAGAAACGCTTTTGGGCCGGAGACAACATTAGCGATTACTTACACGATGGTGACAAAGAAATCCTAATCGAAGAGGCCACAACGGCATTTGAAAAGGTTTTAGACACCTTGTTAATTGATCGTGAAACAGATCCAAACTCAAAGGGCACAGCACGTCGCTTGGCCAAGATGTATTATAACGAAATAATGGGAGGTCGATATGATCCAGCACCTGATGCAACAGCTTTTCCAAATGATTCAGAAGATAGATATGAAGGTATGCTTGTTGTTCGTAGCGAGTTGCGTAGTATGTGTAGCCATCACCATCAACCTGTTAGTGGTGTTGCATACATCGGAATTATTGCAGCCAATAAACTTATTGGCTTGTCTAAATATACTCGGATCGCTCAGTGGTGTGCTCGTCGTGGCACACTTCAAGAAGAACTATGTAACGACATCGCTCGAGAAATAATGCGGGCGACAGACAGCGAAAATGTTGGTGTGTATATTCAGGCCACGCATGGTTGCTGTGAGAATCGCGGCATTATGGCGCACTCCAGTCTAACACAGACTACAGTGCTCAAAGGTGCATTCAACACAGACCCGGGAACCAAGAAAGAGTTCATGGACAATATCAAACTACAACAGGACTTTGCGCCGCGATGATTAAATTGTTTGCCAAGGATTTAACCTATCCACTTATGCGTGATCCACAAAGAAATCCCAAGTGTTATGAACTGACTGAATCAGAACGCTTGGCTGCTGTTGAATTGGCCGACCGGCTACTAAAAGAGCGTGAACTTGAAAATGCTAATCAATATTGGGGTGCATAATGAAAGATATTAATATGTTGGCCGCAGAGGCAATAGATCGTGCTAAAAACCTACAAGAGTTTCTGGTATTCCGCAACATAGAAGACATTGTGTTTGATGGTGGCACCATACCTTACACCTTAAACCATATCATGGGCGGCCCAGTGGAAATCCGTGTGCCTGCTATCAGTCAGGCCGAAGCCGAAGCTCGTGTCAATGCTTGGTTACAAGGACAACGAGCATAAGACTTATTACCTGGGTTTTATTTGGCAAATAAATACCCCATGGAAATATTCATACACAATCTTGCATTGGGTCAACTGATCCAGGTATTATCTTTGTTGTTG